CCTCGAGCGGTATACAAAACGCTTGGAATAGAAAATATTTATAGGCGGCAGTCATTGCTTTATTAACTGCCTTGTCCGAGTAATCGAGAGCCTCGCCGTACACTCTGCGCGTACACTCTTGGCCTTTCGAGTTGCTGATAATGTAATCAACCGTCATTACAACGTGCGTTGCCTTACCTCGATCTCGAACCTCGATATCAACAACATTAGGTTGGATTAATAGATCGGCCTTGTTAAGAACCTTAGGCAATACGGCATAAACTTCATTAATACCTCGGAAGCTATAGTTCTGCTGAGTATTCCTAGACCTCTTAGCAATACCCTCTGCCATTAACAGTCTCTGCGCATGGAGCATATTGTCGTAGATCGTATGCGCAGGCTTGTGTTCTATCTCGAAAATTTGAGTGGTTTCAGAATTTGCGGAATTTGCGGATTCCTCATTTTTTACAGTTATGGTGTTGGAACTCATATTAATTTTCTCCGTTCTGTACTGCTTGATTGCAGTCTGTCGATAATAAAACTTTTCTTTGCTTAATAAAATGTTTTTTTCATTCTGGGATTAATTTATATTCAGAAACCCAACGAAGGAGGAACGATGCATTATTACCCGCACTATATCGATGACTTTAATGCCGCTACAAGGCATCTGACGCGCCTAGAACGGTCGATCTATCGCGACTTGATAGATACCTACTACGACACGGAAAAACCTCTTAGAAACGATCTGAGAGCGTTAGGGCGTAAAATTATCGCTAACTCTGACGAAGAATTAGCTGCTCTGGAGATAATCTTAAATGAATATTTTATTTTGACAGACGAAGGATGGCGTCACGAACGCTGTGAAACGGTTATTGCGGAATATGCGAAAAAGGTAGAATCCGCAAAATCTGCAGCAGCAAAAAGATGGCAGAATATGCGAACGCAATACGAGCGCAATACGGACGCAATGCTATCTAAAACTAAAACTAAATCTAAAACTAAATCTAAAAGTATATTTAAGCCCCCGACAAACGCCGAAGTCGCAGTAAAAGCAAAAGAAAAAGGCGCAAAAGAACCGATGGTTTTAGCAGATCGGTTTGTCAATTATTACGAATCTAATGGATGGAAAGTCGGCAAGAATCAAATGAAATCTTGGCAGCATGCATTAGGCAACTGGATAGCTAAAGAGGATGTTCCACATGAAACACATAACAGAAATAAAACCACAACCAGATCAGACCGATCGGACGATGCACTCCGACGATACGTTCAAGACTGAGTTCGCAAAGGCTTGGCGTATGATGCTTGGTTTCGGCAAAGTTCATGCAGAGATAGGCTCGACAGACTTCAAAATATGGCTAAAAAGCTGTCGAGAATTCACAACCGAGCAGTTGTGGATCGCAGTTAGAAAGGTTCAAGATCATAAAGGCTATCTCGATCTCGCTCAGTTTCGAGAGTATTGCCGCCCCGATCGGGTCGAAACTAGCCATAAACTCTTTCTCCCCAAGCATGAGCTGGCGCCGCTAAAAGGCGAAGAATTACGCGCTAGAATCGCTGAATTACGAAAAATACTGAGTTCTAAGTAGTTGATTCACAAGGGAATAAAATAATTGTTTTATTTCTCAAATTTTGTCACCTAAAATTGGCCGTAGGCCAACGAGCCGAAACGAACTAACTATATAGAGGAAAGCGAAATGAAAGAGACTAACGAAATCATCTTCAACAATCGCAGAGAAAAGAAAGCGATCAAGTTTGTAAATCTGGCCGACGAAATTACGACATCAGAATTTTTAGCCTACGATGACTTTATCGGTCTCTTCGCATTAATTAAGCAGAACAGATGCGAAATTATCGAAGTTATTAACCAGTAAAATTAATCGCGCCCTTCGGGGCGCATATACCGAGGAAAGCAAAATGACTAAAGAGCAAATCGCAGAGCACAACCTTCCACGCCTTTATGCGGAAATAGATGGCTTACATCAAGATATCGTTTATTACTCTACAGCGTGGGGTGGCGATCCAGATGAAGACACAATGGCAAAAATACAAAGCAGAATCGACGAACTCGAGAAAGCTGTCGAGCAATTAGAGAATCAGTAAAACATCAATTAACTAAACGAGGAAAATTAATCATGGAAAACCCTAAACAACTCGCAGTCGAAATTATCGATCTTGTTAGAAACCAGAATGACCAATGGTCGGGTTCTACTCTGACACACTTCGTCGGACTCATGCTCGAGGCGTTGCAAGAAGGCGCACAATTTCATTTCGAAAGAGATAAAGAAGATAATTTTTCAAACCGTCTTTTTACCGGCGATCTCTGCGTCATCGATGGCGTGTTAGTCAAACTCCACAAAGATCGCTTCCCACGCCAAGCCCCAGACGAAAGCGCATACCCAGTTTTCAGACCTGCAAGATTCTTTGAACGCGAACGCGGTGAAGATTACATTGTTAAAGTATTCGAAGAAGGCTCGCGATTTTTCCACGCAGGCGAATGGTTCGAGATCGAAAGAGAAAACGAGCATTTCGATAATTGGCCGCGATTTATTGCTCGAAGACATACGACAGGCAGGGCGCGTTACGAAATCGACGATCAGTTTAGAGCAGAGGCAGGAGGGCTCTGGAAGATCGTCGGCATACACGATCAATTCAACGTTGGCTATAACTGCTACTGCGAAGAATACAAAGAGTATTGCTACTTTAGAGAAACAGAGATCACTCGATTAATCGCACTTCAACAATCCAAGTAACGAGGAAAATTAAATGAGAACTACTATTCCACGCAAACAATACAAATTACTTTCAAGCATGATTATCGAACTGCACGCAACTTGTATCGCCAGAGAGATAGAACAAGCTATGGCAGAGTGGTGGGGCAGCAAGATACTAGAAGCCTACTATAACGGCGGAAGGTTCGTCACGAGCGATTGCGACGAATTCGATCATGAAATTCACCAAAGGCAATATGTCGTTATCGATAATCGCCTTTTCAAAATGTATTGGGATTGGGAAGGCATGATGCCTGCCTTCGCAGATGGGGTTAACTACACTAAAACCGATTCAGAAAAACAGAGCGAGATTCCTGTCTTCGAGATCGGCGACGATTTTGTATTCGACGGCAAGTGGTATCGAATACATCGCCACATGACAGAGGTAGATGAATTAACCATCGGTCTCGTCACTTATGACTACGATGGCGAACTTCAAGCAACAGAAGTCAATCAATAAAACGATCGGGGGCTTCGGCCCCCATCTCTAAAAGGAGATAAATAATGCACGAACATAATACAACTTCAGGCGAGACTACCGAACAAGATATAGATCAAGCCAGAGAGCGAGCCAAAGTAAACTTAGAGATGTCAGTATTCTTAAGCGGAATGTTGAATAACGAGCATTCAGCATATCGTAGAGCACTGTATAAAGAGCTATTCATTGACGCGCAAAAACGAGCAACCAAAATTAAATAAAAGGAAAGAAACATGACTGTAACTAACATTAAATCAGCACCACGCAATCGAACCTACGAAACGAATCCATTGAAGATGGCCTACCCTTTCGATGGTTTACAGATATCGAGAGTTATACCAACGCAAGACGAAATGGAAATGGTACTAGAGATCGAATACCAGTTGGCTTGTTTACTCGATGACTATAGAGGCGCTAAACATCACGAGCGATTCGCCTGCGATGTAAAAGTTACTCTCCACCACGCGCAAGAATTCGTGCAAGGTTATCGATATCTAAAAGCGCAGATCGAAGACCCCGATCAAATAACGCCCGACTATGTCGACATGGACTTGCCGTGGTTAGGTTATCCAGACTTAATGCTTCGAGGCTATAAAGGTCGCATCGAGAATAAGAAAGGCGGGTATAAGGCGCTTATCGCTTCGCTACGCAAGACTAAGCAGTTTGTTATTACTTACAACCGATAAAGAAAATTAATCACGAGGAAAATTAAATGAACGAACTAAATTCAATTAAATATGACGCTGTCGCTGTTACTCACTGCATCGTTAAAGAACTGTGGTACATAACTAGTTTCACTACAGTCGATGAAAAGGGTAAAGGAGGCGATATCGAAACGCACGAATATTTCGAGGACAGAGACCAAGCAATTTATTACGCGAAAATTATCGCGTTCTGCAAGCCCGCAAGTTCGAGAAAACTTTTTGTCTATAAGGATCGAGGCGGCATCGATTATTCCGAGCATCTGCAGGACGATGGCTCGGTAAAAAGAATTAACGGTACGGTCTAAATTAATCGGGGGCTTCGGCCCCCACAACTTCGAGGAAAATTAAATGAAACTTCAAGACGGTATTTTTCAAGACGAAGAGCTCAACGTAAAAGGTCGATGCGGTAAATGGGCATACGGGTATGTCAGAATTTTCTACCCCGATAACCAAGCCAGAAACGAATGGGTCTGCTGTAGTATCGATGGTAGATTCGCTCGATCTAAACTAGATTCGCGTCAAGAAGCCTTTAAGATGGCACAGAGGCGAGACAGAAATACTACTAACGTGATGCTCTGGATTATGAATACAGAAGAGTATTATGACGAAATGCGAGCCGTAGCCAGAAGAGTAGTTGACGGCGAAATTAGTTTAGAGGCGGCAGCATTACGATTAAAAGGTAGACTGCCAGAACCGTGGACGCCAGACGGCTTCGATTACTACCCGTATGACCTTATGTTCGTAATCGATGGCGAAGTACAAGAAATGAAAAAACTAGACAGACGCGCAGGGAGGGTATTCAAATGCGAAGCAAGACACTAAAAAGTAAGTTAGTCGAAGGTTTATACGCGATTGGTTTTTACGCGATTTTCTTTTTCATCTTTATCGCAATCATCGAGGGTTGGAGCACTGGCTATCACAGCAGTGCTTGCGATCTTAAACAAGAATGGGAAGCTACGGGCCACGATTACGTTGGCATTCCCTACGAATCACGCAACTGTAACTAAACGAGGAAATTAAAATGACGCTTGCAATAGATAGACAATGGACAAAGGTTAAACAAGGGCTTAAAAGCATCGTAATCGATTATGCAGCTTGGTGCTTTGCGATCGATGGCGAGTGGGAGCCTAGCGAGATGGTAATCGACGAATGCCGAAAGTATCTTAACGAGCATTACCCTGCTTGGTTTGAGGAGTCTGGTATATACGGTTATGAACGCTATCAGAAAATGCACAATCGATTTGTCGCAGAAGGCACGATTCAGGCTGCGGCAGAATATCGGCGCACAGCAAAGGCAATGGAAGATTCATATATCGAAGAGTTAATTGCCGACTTCGAGGCAGACGCAGATGAACAAATCGGCAACCTCGCGAGAGACTATGCAACAGAAGCAGCAATGGAATCTCTTGGAGATGCGTAAACTCTACGAAGATGATAAGAGCCTAGCGGCAGAAAGGGAATTAGCCGCTACGCTTGAATCTAAATGGCGTTGCAAGTTACACAAATTGCCGATTAGTTATCATCTCGATTATATGGCAACGCGAACTGAGCACTGCGAATTCTTTAATGAAACTACCGAGAAAGCTGTTAGCTTCATAGAATTAAAGTGTAGAACCTGCAAGCATGATGCTTACGAGACTTATATGCTTGCTCTATCTAAATTGGTTAAAGCTAGGGAGTTATCACAAAATACGGGCCTTCCTGTTTTCTTAGGCGTTAAATGGTCTGACAGAATGGGGTTCGTTCGTCTTAATACTTGTCAATCACAACTCGGAATAGGAGGTCGCAAAGATCGAAAGGATTGGCAGGACATCGAGCCTGTCGTTCATATCCCGATTTACCAATTTAATTATTTATGAAACAATCGCCCCCAGCCTGAGGCTTATATCGCATCACTGGGGGTGACTGTGTTAGAGATTAAATACCTTCCAACGGAAGATTTGATTCCGTATATCAACAACTCGCGTACCCATACCGAGGGCCAAGTCAAACAGATCGCGGCCTCGATTCGAGAGTTCGGCTTTACGAATCCGATACTAATAGACGAAAAATCAACGATTATAGCTGGTCACGGTCGCGCCAGAGCTGCTGTAACGCTAGGTCTTAGTGAAGTACCTACTATAACGCTTTCATCGCTTACAGACGCCCAGAGGCGTGCCTACGTTATCGCTGATAACAAATTAGCTCTAAATGCGAACTGGGACGCTGAAATATTGCTTGCAGAGATCGATAGGCTGCAGGACGAGAATTTCAACGCCGATCTGCTCGGCTTCGATCCCGAGGAACTCGCGAAAATGATCGATCTGGACGATCCCGAGCCAACTGAGGAATCTTATTCGGAAATCTTCAATATCGTTATCGAATGCAATGACGAAATGGAGCAGCAGAATATTTACAACAAGCTAAATGCGGAGGGCTATCGATGCCGAGTGCAAAGTTTGTAGTCCAATCCGAAGCAGGAAATTCATTTAGAGCGAACAAAGTAAAATCTATGTTTGATTGCGAAATGGATTTCGTGAAGAAAAGCTATGACGTAGATATTCCGATCGAAGATGAAAAATGGAATGTAGGTTTAATCGTAGGCGCATCCGGAACTGGTAAAACCACGATCGCAAAGAATTTATTTCCAGATTTTTTGTTTTTTGAAGGCTTCGAGTGGCAAGGTAAAAGTATCGTTGACGATTTTCCCGAAAGTATCACCGCAAAAGAGATTACCGAAGTTTTAAGTAAAGTCGGATTCGCTTCGCCTCCGGATTGGTTAAAACCATTTAGCGTTTTGTCTAACGGTCAGAAAATGAGAGCAGAACTTGCTCGTTTAATATTGGAATCCGATAAGCCATTTATTTATGACGAGTTTACTTCCGTAGTGGATCGGCAGGTTGCTTGCGTAGGGTCGGCTGCGATTCAGAAATTTGTTCGTAAATCAAATAAACAATTTATCGCCGTTAGTTGTCATAACGATATTGCAGAATGGTTAGAGCCTGATTGGATATATGACGTAAATAAAATGGAATTCAGTCGGAGGTTACTTCGGCGACCCGAAATCGAAATCGGTATCAGAAAAGCAGAGCAAGACGAATGGCGATTATTTATGGACTATCACTATTTGAGCCACGATCATAATCGATCTGCTCTTAAATATATTGCGGAGATTAACGGAGAACCTGTTGCGTGGTGCAGTCTATTGCATTTTCCGCATTTTAAGATCAAAAATATGAAAAGAATTCACCGAATTGTAGTTAAGCCGGATTATCAGGGTATCGGTGTAGGCGGTCGCGTAATGACCGAAATTGCAAAGATTTATAAGGCTAAAGGCTTTAGGGTTTCTTTAATTACTTCTAGTCAATCCTTTATCCACTCTCTATCAAGGGGTAAACAATGGATAATGACACGCAAGCCAAGTAGAGCAGGAGTCCATAAAGGCTTAAAAAAAATGGCTAGCACTGGCTCTGCTAATAGGATTACTGCATCGTTTGAGTATGTTGGCGCAAGATGAAGAAAGGCAAGCAAGGCGAAGGCGGTGGAAGACCCGCAGTAGTATTCGATGATGAGCAAATAGCTCAAGTAAAGGCGCTCGCCTCGGTTTTATCTAAAGGACAACTGGCAGATTATTTTGGTGTTAGTGAAAACACATTTCGCGAGATAGAGAAGAGACAGCCCGAAGTTTCTGAGGCTTATAAAAAGGGTAAGGGTAATGCGATAGCAAGCGTAGGCTCTAATCTTATTAACCAAGCCCGTAACGGTAACGTAACCGCTGCTATCTTCTATCTCAAAACGCAAGCTGGCTGGAAAGAATCCGATCAAACTACGGTCAGCACCTCCGCAGACAATACAGTGACGGTTGTTCGTGCAACTAAGCCTAACTGAGCCACAAGAGGACTTTGTTTTTAGTGAAGCCAAGTACCCTGCGCTCGTTGGCGGTTTAGGCTCGGGTAAAACTAAGGGCGGGATCGCAAGGCTTATCCTGCTAATGCTTCAGAATCCATCGATAAATGGCGCGTATTACATGCCGACCTATGATCTACTTCGGCTTCGAGCCTTAGCAGGTGTCGAGGAAGAGCTAAACAATTTAGGAATCGGATATAAGACTAATCGGGCAGAATATATCGTTTATCTGCAGGGTTATGGGCAGATCATTTTAAGGTCTTATGATCGACCGGAAAGAATCGTAGCCTACGAGGTCGCACATTCGATAGTCGATGAGTTAGATACCCTACCGAAAGAAAAAGCTGCTCTCGTTTGGCGAAAGATAAGCGAAAGAAATCGTCAAGAATGCACGCATCCTAACGGAAACACTATCGGTTGCGTAACCACGCCAGACCAAGGCTATAGCGGGTTTATTTAT